TATCTGGTCAACCAAGTCAGCCTTTGTCTGCGAATACAAAGAATTTAACCCGAATAAAGTAAAGCAAATTGTTAGTATTATCATCTTCATTTTTACTCGTTTAATCATTTGTATGTCTATTTTAAATTGCAACTAACGTTGAGTATTTGCGAAGGCAGGGAATTCATTGCTGATAATGCCTAGTGTACAATCATCGCTAGTAAAATATAAAGGAATATTTTACAATGCTAGTAACCGGGAAAATAAATATTTCTTCCAAGAAATAATTCTGAATACGGGAGAAGCCCTTACAAGAAATACCAAACTGGAAGTGCTTTTAAACCCTTTAATTGGGTTTAGCATCATCGAGCAAGGGAAGTCCTCGTAACCTGATAGCTCGTTTATAAAGAGCTTTAATTGCTTCTTATAAAAGCCTTAAAATTAATATTAAAACACATGGTATTTGAATTTGAAGAGCCGTATGAATCGAGAGGTTCACGTACGGTTCTGTGAGGAGCAGCGGGTGCAATTCCCCTTGCTTACTCGACTGTGCGTTCGCCTTTATTCGAAATGTTTGTCATAAAAGTCTTTGCCTAAGAATTTTATTAGTGCTGTCTTAAACTTTTCATTCATTATTCTCTTTAATGTAATTCCGTAGTCAGAATGACATTTAAGAATAAGTGAGTCTATTGGTTCAATGTTATCATTATATTCAGTTATTGTATCTGCTACTTTCATATGAACATTTGGAATTGATTGAGTATTTAGCTCTGTCCATATGTTGTGAATTTGTCTGGAAAGAACACCGAAATATTCCTTCTCATTTTCTGAAAGCAGTTTGTAAGTTTCAAAATAATCTTGGTTTGGCAACTGTGCCATTTCTTTGTTTGTCATTTCAAGAAAGACCAGCTTTTCTAAATTTGTATTCAACGTTTAAGGTTTTATTGGAGTTAAAATATTTTATTGTTTGTCTTGTAGTCGAATCACTTCAAAGTTTTTTGTCTTTGGATAGTAGAATAATAGCATATTGTCAAGTGTCAATGCCCCCATTTTATTTTTAGCTCTATAACCAACTTCAATATTAATATGATGTAGAGAGTCTGGTATTAAAAGTTGCTTGTCGCAGCGTTCAATTGATTCATTTATGAGAGAAATTGTTTTGTTGATGTTGCTGTCAATTGATTTGCCACCGTCTAAAATTTGTTTGTCTAATGCAGTTCCTGTTGATTCCATTTTATCGCTAATCATTTGCAATCTGTTTAAACTTAACTTGCTATTTTGGCTTTTTAATTGGTCTAAATAATCACCTTTCGTTTGCATAATAAATAAGTGATTAGAAACGGAATCATTTTTTATAGATACAAGCTCAAAGGATTTTGGGTCATTAAAACTTGTCAAAACGGAATCTTTTATAAATTTTTCTGTTTTCTCTTTTAATGATAATTCGTTATTACTACAGCCAATAAATAAAAAGGCTGCAAATGCAAATGGGAAAATGTGCCTTAATTTCATAAACAGTTTTGATTTTAATGAAAGAATGTTGATTATAGAAACGTCGTGTAAGGTGACGCATAACGTTTTGCGGCTTCAAGAAGTGGCGAACTTCGTAACCGAGTATTTTCTGTTACAACTAAATTTCTTGCGAAATAAAAACGTGATTTTAGCACATTTCTCGCCATTTCTTGAAACCGCTTTTAAAAGCTGGCTATTTTATAATTTTCATTAATTCTTTTTTGATATTTTCATATTCTTCTTGCGTAATTACTCCTAAATCAAGTTTTGTTTTGGCTTTTTGCAAATCTGCTAGTGCTTGGTCACTTGTCATTGCGGCTTTTGGATTTATTAATTCTCCATATTGCATTGCAAAGTCTAAATTTAATACTGTAATGTCCATTCCAGGATTTTTAAATATTACCATTACTCCGGCATTTGTTGCTTTCTTTCCATTTTTAGCAAACTTTATGTCCTCAATTTCAACTTCTCTTCCTTTAAAAGCTTCAGGTAAATAAGTTATACCATTTAATATTGCACTTCCCATTCTGCCTAACATTAAATAAGTAAAATTATTTACAGTTTGGTTTGTCGAACCAAAAACTCCAGGTGTTTGTTGATTTGATGTATTAGTTGCGCTTGGTTTCCCGATTAACATTTTATCTCCAATTTGTAAAGTTGAGCCATCGGCAAATTTTAAATACTTAAATTTTGTCGAATTCGGAATTGATTTGACCCATTCTGCGTCATTTAATTTTGATACGAATAATGTATCGGCTAATTGTGCTGATGCTGAAATACTAAATCCTAAAAGGACTAAAAAAATATTTTTTTTCATTTTGTTAAGTTAAAGTTTTTTTTCTGTTATAAATTCTTGTGAATTTTTTGATTTTTATCGTTTTCTGTGGTTAGCTTGCTTGTAACGGTTGGGTATTGCTGCAATTAGGGAATTCATTGCTGTGTCTGCCCCCAACCGCTAATGAATAAAGATATAAAGCAAAAGATAACAAACAAAAGTTCAGCGATGTTTGTCCTGCCCCCAACCGAAGCTGATTGCGAACTGCAGCCGAAGATAACAACGTCCCGCCCTGCTTGAAGCAATACCTTTGTTAGTTGCAGTTTATTTTGTCGCTAGGTCTGAAACTGAATCTTGACGAAAATAGTCCAAAAATTTTATTGTGTTTACTAATTTCCTTTTAGCTGATTCATTCAATTCCTTTCCGTTCATGTGTGCTTTAAATATTTCTTCTATATTCTTCCCAAAATTTTTAAATGCAACATTATTTATCGTGCTAGAGGTTATTCGTAAAGCATACTCATACTTTTTGTACTATGTTTAAATGGGATTGGATAGTAAACCACAGTATTTGCGTAAATTAAATCACTTATTATTTGATCTTCAACTCTAGAACTAGCGGTTTTATCTATATAGCATCCTGCCCAGTCTTGAAGTTCTGCTTTTAAGTAGGCTTCGATTAGCGCTTTCCCATATAAAAGGCTATTGTGAAAAGTTATTCCTTTTTGATTTTTTATTAATACAGGCTCAAACGTAATATTTCCCGCAACTATGCATCCACGAACCGGAAAGGTGACGTAAATCGATCTTTTCAAAAATAATGATGCACATTCAACAATATTTTTAAAGCTTTCAAGCGATACATCTTCTGTCCAAAATATTATGCTATCTGAAATATGAATACTGTGAACACTTGCCTTCGACAAATCTGGAACATATCTATATGGACTACAATCAATATAATTGTCGCCACTTAATGCTGATTGCGAATCTCTAAATAAATTATGAATAAATTTGTCAACATACTCCTCGTTGTTATTGTCTACAAATTCTTTAAACCCCAAAATGTCAAAATATGCTAGAAAACATTCCATAAATAGTTATTTTAGTTGTTTATCAGGAGACTAGTGTTGTCATATTACTTTTTTATTATCAATTTTGCACCACAAAGTTGAGCTAGATTGATGAATAATTTTTGGGCTTTCACTGCTTCTGCTTTTTCTTTAAAGAAATAATAAGATTTTTCATTGTCTGGTGTCAACGACCGTCTTGAGCCGTCATCATCAACTTCAATCTCATAATTGTCATTTCCTTTAAAAAGTATAACAGGATGCCACGACGAAAATTCTTTGTCATATCTTAATATAACAGCCTCAATTTTCTTCATATCAAATGAACACTCCTTTGTCCATTCTAATTTTTGTACTCTTATTCTGTAAACTCTATGTAAAGAAGTTCCTACTAATTCTGTTTTTATCCATCCCCTTTCTTCTTTTTCTCTGTCAATAAGTTTTATCTGGTCAACCAAGTCAGCCTTTGTCTGCGAATACAAAGAATTTAACCCGAATAAAGTAAAGCAAATTGTTAGTATTATCATCTTCATTTTTACTCGTTTAATCATTTGTATGTCTATTTT